AAGGATGATATAAACAACATGGAAGAAGATATAACTGAGAAGCAGTATAAAATTGCAAAAGCGTTTGTTGAGGCTTACGAAGCAAAGACAGGTGAAAAAGTGATTAGCGTATCTGTAACGGGAAAAAGAAAAATGTTAAAAGAACGAGTTCGCAACCACACAAACAGTAAACAGAAAGACAATGAATAACGAAAGATACCTCTTTCGAGGTAAGAGGATAGATAACGGTAAATTTGAGTTCGGAGATTTAATTCAAATCGGTGATGAGGTATTAATTAGCGGACCTGAAATGTGGGCAGTAAAAATGACCGAATCTGTAGAATTGGAGCATGCTGCTGTTTTTCCTGAAACAGTAGGACAGTTTACAACTGTTGAAGATTCAAACGGCGTAAAACTGTTTGAAGGGGATATAATCAGGTCTTTTGACTCTAAAGGTAATGCTATAATGCATACTGTGGTTTACGACAAAGAAGAATCAAGGTTTGCTATTATGGTTGAGAACGCCTCTCAATTTGATACTCCAATGAGATTAACTCAAAGATGGGTAACAGAATTTGACAAGCAAGTAATCGGAAACATCCACACAACAAACAAGTAAGCAATGAGAGCTAAAGTAAAAATGTCTGCGGATATGTATTTTCACGAAGTAAAGATTGGCGATACTGACCTACAAAGCATTTTAATTGAAATACACCAAAAGGTTCAACAGGTCGTTATGGGTATTTCTATTGAAAATCAATCTGAAAACCCAAACTACGAAGACATTGATGCTCCACTACACGGAGTTCTTAATCTTATCGAAAAACTAAATAATCGCACTTATGAAGCCACAAGATAAAGCTGGTAGCTTACTACCTAAACCAATAAATAAAATTAATCTTTTAGATATTGGGTTTAAGCATAATTATAAAGATCATCCACAAGGATTTGTAAGCTATCATTTTGGAAATTACTCATATTCTTTTGGTGTTTCGGGAAATATAAACTTGCACCAAAACCAAAATGGAGTAATCGCTTCATTGATTCACATTAAAACAATTCAAGAATTGGATCAGTTTCATAAATTATTTACAGGTAACACCATAACCAATGGATAAGGAAACAAAGCCACGGATAAAAATATGACAGTATACAATATTCAATATTACGTATTTTCAGAAAACATGTTTAAAGCTGAAATGAAATTACATGCTACTGATGAAAAGCATGCAACACATATATTTTACGAATCCGTAAGGAAGAATAATAAAGGCGATATTTCTGTTCATAAAATATCAGACATTTCTAAAATTTAGCACCAATGGAAGCCACAGCAAACAATAATTTAAAAGATCTAGTCAATGAAAATCTTTGGTTAAATACAGTTAACCATCAACTAGAAATTGGTGAAATAGAAATGTGTGAAGAATTGACAGGTATGATTCAACAATGTAAATTAAAAATAAAAAATCTTAACAAAACATTGAATTATACTAAATAATTGAACAATGGAACAATGGAAGACAACAAAAAACCTCAAGTATCAGATATAATTAAAATTATTGATGATAATTACAACGAATACAAAGGCAACAATGAAGCTGTCCTTCATGCTGCGGAAGATATTATAGAATTGTTTAAGCAAGTTCAAGAAGTTCCACCCGTACCCGATAAGATGCCAAGTGCGGAAGAGTATTTGTCCCCGTTTTTAAACTCTAAAAAAGATTTTAATTTATTGGAAGTTATGGAATCATTCGCCTCTCTAGCCATAGATAACGAGAGACAGAAGTGGGAGGAATTAGAACAGCAAAATATAACTCTTTTAAGAGAAAATGAAGAGTTTCGCTCGCAAATACGTAAAATGAGGTTAGAAAATCCATTAAAACCTTTCTTGAAAGATAAAAACCATCCATTATCATGTAAAAAATGCGGCGACTATTTCGGTATTAATATTGATCATAAATGTTTTAAATGCCTAGAACCATTATTTTAAACCAAATCAACAATGGAAAGTAACAACACATTACCTACAGCACAGGAATATTTGGATAAGTATTTTATAAAGTTGTGTGGAACAAATTTTGGAGATACATTATTTCAAAAACGACCTGCACCAACATTTGTTGAGCATCATGTAGTTAAAGCTAACCACGAATACGCAGTACTATTCGCCAAGTGGCATAGAGAAAAACAGATTGAATCTATAATTGATAATTCATTTCAAGATACTTCAGTAGAACCATGTTTATATACATTTGATTCAAAAAGTGATATTATAAACGCTTATCCTGAATCTGAAATAGTATGAAGTGTCTAATATGTGAGCATGAAATACCTGGGATAGAAAAACATGACCTAATAGATGAGGTTATAGAATGTCCAAACTGCCATAATAAAATGATAGTGGAATATGATGAGGTTTGGCACGAGGGCATGGATGAAGAGGAAATTTATTGGTGGTTAACACAGTATTTTGAGTAAAATTTGGCGTTTCACGTGTAACATTGTAAATTAGGGGTATATGGCAACAGGTATTGCACAGAAAACAATAGATTCATTAAATGAATTTTATAAAGACTTTCCCTATGAGAATGGAATGTTGGAATCTATACTTGGGAGTCCAGAAGATAGTGGAGTAATAATTCAAAGAGAGCCTATTCCATTAACTAAATGGCAGAAAACACGTAAATTTTTAGGATTCAAAGTTAAGATGCTAACTAAGGTAAATTTGATTTCAATTCAGTACAAACCAAGAGTAAAGGAATAATGGCAAAAGAACCACATCCAACACGAATATTTAAATCCGTAAAGGATTTAGAAAAGGCATGGAATGAGTTTAAGGAAGATTTAAAGGTACAGGCTATTAATTGGCCTAAAGTACAGTATGTAGGCAAAGAAGGCGATAGGAAGGTTGATTATCCAGTTATTCCTTACACAATGGAAGGGTTTGAAAGGTATTGTCATGAAAATTATGGATATGTCGAGCAGTATTTTAAGAATAAAGATATGCTTTACGATGATTTCGTACCCATCTGTTCACGTATACGTAAGGAAATCAGGGAACAGCAAATAATTGGAGGACTTTTAGGGGTTTACAACCCGTCCATTACTCAACGGCTAAACGGGCTTACAGAGAAGCAAAGCATAGAAGTTTCTGAACGATCAGCTATTATTGATTGGTCAGATGAAGAAGGGAAATAGGATTTAAGTAATAATATTTAACCATAATTCAGGCTTAAATCGTAAAAAATGCCAATCGTTCACGGGGTGAAGACAACAAAAATGATTTTAATTGCACTATTCCAATAAAATGGAAGTAAACGTAATAAGGCCAACACCAAAGCAAATTGAGGCTAAGAAAATAGTAATGCAACCCCACGTTATGGTTGCACTATACGGTGGCGCAATTCGGGGGGGGAAATCGTATTGGCTTATATTAATGAAGCACTCTCTTTGTATGCAGTATCCAAAGTCAAAATGGCTACTTATAAGGGAATCCCTACCGACACTAAAGCGTACCCTCATTCCTACTTTTATGAAACTTTACGATGCAGGATTGTCGGCATACGTAAAAGACTTTAATCGGGATACATGGACCGTAACATATCATAACGGCAGTCAATTGATTTTTATGTCTGAATCATTTGATACAGACAAGGATCACAACCGATTTAGAGGATTAGAAATTAACGGAGCTGGAGGGGATGAATTAAACGAATTGCAGGAGTCAACATTTTATAAGATAATTGAGCGTTGCGGAACGAATTTCATTGATCCAATGCCTCCTATTAAGTTTTTAGGAACATGTAACCCAAATCATGGATGGGTAAAGACTAGCTTCTATGATCGATGGGAGAAAGATGAATTACCTCCTTCATGGGTTTATATTCCTGCAAAGATCACAGATAATCCACACGTGCCGGAACAATATCTGCAATCGCTCAAAGAAAACATGCCACCGGATGAATACCGTATGTTTGTTGATGGGGATTGGAATGTATTTAAAGTTGAGAATCCTTTTCTATACGCTTTTAACCCATCAATCCATTTAGGGAAACAGGCTGTTTATGATACAAAGAAACAACTGTACATGTCGATAGATTTTAACTTGAATCCATTTGGTTGTATATTTTTTCATTTATGGAGCGATAAGGAAGGGCAACACTTACACATATTTGATGAATTTACAATCATGCATGGCAATATAGGTGAAATGGTTGATAGGATTAAGGCTAAATACGGAGCAAACACCCGGACTATGATAATGACAGGTGATGCAATGGGTAATCGTGGGGATATAAGCCAAAGAGATAACGCAAGCCTTTACATGCAATTGCAACGGGGTTTAGGCTTGTCATCTGCTCAGATCAAAGTGCCAGGGAATCCAACACACGAAAACTCCAGGGCAGATTCAAATTTCTTCCTGCACAATTTCAATGATTTTAAGGTAAATCCAGAAACATGCCCTAATCTTACAAGGGATATGCGAGTGGTTCAATGCGATGCTTTTGGCGCAATAATTAAGCGTAATAGAAAGGATCTAACACAGCTAGCTGATCACTTTGATTGCCTAAGGTATGCCATTAATACTTTTTTAAAGGAATGGATAATGAAAACTAGAATTAAATAATTATATTTGATTATGAACTGTATTAACTGCATAGAAGCGAAACCAATCCCTGTTTGTTCAGGCGAATTAATTATTGGCACGGTTGAAACAATCGAAACGGAAGTATTTGTATTCGTTCAGAACATTGCAACGGGGTATATTGCCACTCATACAGTAACTCCAAGTTCATATGATTCAAGTGTAAGTATTCCGCTTGATGAGCCATATCCAGACTTTTACTCTCCTAATTTCTACTTTAAGTTATGGGTTTCTGAAACTGAGGATGGCAATGAAGTGTTGCCTGTAACGATTGATGATGTAGAGTACGAATGCTTTACTATTATATTTAAAACGATATATTCATCTGATTCAGCGGTTAAAATTAGTAATGTAACATTGAGCGTATGAACCCACTAGACTACATTTGGATTGCCTTAGTAATGACTTTGTGTACGTTATCGGTGTATAACTTGACTAGAGAGGGGCAGCTGCTTGAGTTTGTAAAAGATTTAATTGAAGGTTGTATATATTGGATATTGGCAAAGTTTACAACGTATAATAATGCCAAAACAATAGTTTTATTGGAAAAATATATTAACAAGCCATTATTTAGATGCCCACCATGTATGGCTTCGGTTTGGGGATCTTTATTCTATTGGTCAATATTTTCACGAAGTATTAATGAATGGATTATATCCGTTTTGATCAGTTCAATACTAAATAAAATTATTTACGCATATGTGGAGTAGAAGAATGTTCGCATCGTGGGCTTTAATACTTTCAATTATATTGATGGTTATGGCTTTTATTGATAAACATTACTTTGATTTCTTTACACTAGCTTCAATTTGCACATTCATTTATCTCTCACGCAGAAATGATAAATAAACTATTATACGGGTTGTTCGGAAGGCGTATACTAAAGGTGTATTTCAATTCTCAATCTAAAAAATCGGGATTTGAAAACATGCTAAAATCTTTTGTTGACTCGAACGGAAAGACATACTACCAGCCGATTAATGATTTCGACTATCCGGTCCAACGGGCCAAAGACATTCATAAAAGACTAAAGCGTATTGATTCGGGGCTTTCAGATACGGAGCTGGATAGATTCATTGAATGCATTCAAAAGGCTTGTAATGGGGGTAAGAATCCTGATTTAGCAAAAATTTTCTTCTACTTAGGGGAAATGAAAGAGCGAAAGGAGATTTGGATTCATGAGGATTTATGGTTTGATGTGTTGGCACTTCGTTACATTCGCGAAGATGAAGATCCAAGTATTGTAGACAAGGAGATTCATAAACAGAAGATTGAACAATTCATGATCGATAGCCAAGGAGGGCTATACGATTTTTTTTACAAAATGGGTGTAATGAAATTTATACCTTATTTGGAAAAATTGGAAAGCGACTGGGACGTATATATGGCACATTCGAGGATGAAGATACAAGGAATGAAGAAGATGCAAGAAGTTTATCTCTCAAATACCAACTGATACAAATAGAAGAACAACATCAAAAAGAGCTTATGCGCCTTGCAGGGGGTGACATAATCAAGAAAAACGAAATACAAAGAGGATCACTAAATGTTTACTTTCAATTGCTCGAATATGTAGTTGATAAAACAAATAGGGAGAATCAAAAACCACCTGCATAATGGCTGAAATAGTTGAGGTAATAAAATTTGAAGGCGATTTGTCAGACTTAAAAAAGGATCTTAAGACTGCTGAATCTGCCTTTTCTAATTTAGAGACTAAAGGTAAAGTCGCAGCCAAGAATACTGAAAAGTCATTTAGCCAATTAGGTAATTCGGTAAAGGGGGTTATTCAAAACCTACCTTTCGGGTATTTGGTTGATGATCTTGAAAGTGCCGGAGAAGCTGCAAAGAATTTAGGCGGTAATATATCTAATATTCAAGGTTCGGCAGGGAAAGCAGGCACAGGAATAAAGGCATTAACAGGGCTTGTGGGTATTGGATTGCTGGGAGCATTTACTTTGGTTATTGCTGCAATTGGTTCTGTTGTTGCATTTTTAAAACAAACTGATGAAGGTGCTGCAAAGTTAGAGGCTACGTTTGCAGGTGTTGGGGCTGCTACAGATGTTTTATCCGGGAAGTTAGCTCAGGCAGGTAGTGCTATAGTTGATTTTTTTAGTGAAAGCAATACCTTAAGTGATGCTTTAGGAACAACTTTAAAGGCTGCAATTAATGCTTTAATTCCAGGCGCAGGGTTGTTAGGCACATTAATAGGAGAATCTGGACTTGCAAAGGAAATGACCTCTGCCTATGATGCAGCATATGAACTATCAATCCAATTAGACGCCATTCAGGATGAAATGAGACTATTAGGAGTTGAGTCAAAGCAGACCGACCTTATCATTCAGGCACTTTTAAAACAGGCTAAGAACAGAGGCACAGAGGTTACGGCTAGGCTTGACATAATTAAAGAGGCACAGGAGTTAGAGAATGCAAACCTTCAGAAGAATTTTGAACTACAAAAACGGTATTACGACAATATTACTCAAAGCAACATAAACCTTTTAGCAACAAAGAATTCGTTAAACGCTGTTCAGGTTGCACAAGTAAGAGTTTTCACTGATCAGATAAAAGGTGCAAAGAATGCTGATGAGCTACTAACACTATACAGAAAACAAGTAGAAGCACAGAATGGCTTATTATCTATATCTGATGAGTTGGCACAAGTACAAGTCAACGGATTAGAGAAAATAATCGAACTTGATGGACGCTCTCAGGTACTATCAGAGAAGTATGCAAACATTCAATCTCAATTGATTGAACAGGATATTACAGAACGCACTAACGCGATTAAAGCAGTTGAACGCGCGCGCGAGGCTTCAGCTATTAATCAGATTAAAGGCGAACAGGAACTAAAAACAGCCACATTAGAAATACAATTGCAGTCTTTAAATGCGCAGCGCGCTTTGCTTGCTTCATACGGTCGTGATGTTTCCCAGATTGATTTAG